ACGATGACATTGCATATTTTGAATGGTCGGCATTCTCGGACAAGATTGAAGATGAAAAGAATTGGGTCGCCAGCAATCCGGCACTTGGTCACACAATCCACGAAGATAATATCCGCGCCGTTCTCAATGATCCGCCAGATGTAGTCCAGACGGAGGTGTTGTGCCGATGGGTCAATACAATCTCCGGCGCAATTCCTGTGAAGGAATGGGAGGAGTGTGGATCTGATGAGATTGAGCTAGATGTCGAGAAGATGACGTGGTTCGGCCTTGATCTATCGCCAGATCGTAGAGATGGGGCGTTAGTGGCTGCTCAAAAGAATCCGGACGACACTTTTAACCTCAAGCTTCTGCATACCTGGCACAATCCAATCTCGCTAGACGATAAAGCTATTGCCAACGACATCGCGCCCTATGCACGCAAGTATCCGCTTGAATATGTGGCTTTTAGCAAGAGGACAAGCTCTGCCGTAGCTGCGCGACTTATGCCCGCCGGCATTCCGGTGATTGACATTGATGGCGCACTTTATGGCCAGAGCTGCGATGAATTGCTCGGTGCGATTACCTCCAAGAGATTGATCCACGGGAAACAGGCAGAATTGTCCAAGCAGATATTATCGGCAGTCAGATTGCCAATGGGCGATGGCGGTTGGATTATCGGTCGGCGCGCCTCCAGCGTTGCAGTGTGCGCGGCAGTGGCTTCGGCACTTGCCACACACTTTGCGACACGCCCAGAGATGGAGATAGACATTCTGGTCGGCTAGATGTATAGGAGACCTTTAGACTTATCCACATGGGTCTATTCTCGCGCACAATTACAACCGCAGCTCCGGTTGCGACCTCTGACATTGAGGCATCTCTTGCTCCAGTAAATGTCACCAGCTCTCTCTACAATCTTTACGGCGTCGCCGGAATCACTGCGTCTCGCGTTGAATTTATGTCAGTGCCAACATGCGCTAGAGCGCGAAACATTATTTCGTCATCAGTGTCATCGATTCCGCTTAAGGTACGCACAAAGGCAGATGGCGCACGCGTTGAATCTCCTCCAAAGGTAATCAATCAACCGGATCCACGTGTTCCAGGATCTGCAACCTATTCCTGGCTTGCAGAAGATTTAATGCTATACGGCTATGGCTATCTTAAAATTCTTGAGATTTATGCAGATACATATCGCATCAGAAGCGCAGAACGCATTGATCCAACTCGCGTCACAATCAAAACGAATGCGATGGGAACAGAGATTGACTATTACTGCGTAGATCAGCTACCAGTTCCCTACGAAGGTGTCGGAAGTCTTGCAGTGTTTTACGGAAACGATGAGGGCATTCTCAATCGCGCTGGTCGCACAATTAAAGCCGGTGCAGAGCTAGAGCGCGCTGCGACAATGTACGCACGCGAACCAGTGCCAACAATGGTTTTAAAATCTAACGGCACTGCACTTCCAGCAGATCGCATCGCAAAGCTTCTTGAATCATGGGGGCAGTCACGTCGCAATCGTTCAACTGCATTCTTAAACGCTGATGTTGAATTGCAGACACTTGGCTTCGACCCTGAAAAATTACAACTAAATCAAGCCCGTTCGTACGTTTCGACCGAGCTTGCCAGGGCAACAGGAATTCCGGCCTACTACGTAGATGCAGAATCAGGATCTAGCATGACTTACTCAAATGCGACTTTAGCTCGTCAATCTTTGCTCGACTTCTCGCTGCGTCCAATTATGACGGCGATTGAAGAGCGTCTATCAATGACGGGAATGCCTAATGACTTTGTGCCAGCATCGCAAGAAGTCAAATTTGATTTAGATGATTATTTGCGTGGATCAGCTAAAGAGCGCGCAGACGTTTACAAGATTCTCTACGACATCGGAGCTCTTACTTCCGATGAAATCCGACTAGAAGAGGAAATGATCCGATGAAAGAAACAAAGCCAACTCCAATCAATCTTGACTTCTCAATCAAGGTCACGGCAACAGACTTTCCTAAACGTGAAATCTCTGGACGCATTGTTACCTGGAATGAAGAGGGCTCTACATCAGCCGGCTCAACTATGTTCAAGCCTGGCTCTATAACTTTTAGTAATACGACCAAATTGCTACTTGAGCATCGCCGTGAATCTCCAATCGGCTTTTTAAAAAGTTATGATGAAGATAAAGAAGGTATTTATGCGACATTTTCTGTTGCTAAGACAACTTCCGGATCTGATGCTTTAGAAGAGGCATTTTCTGGATTACGCGACGGCTTTAGTGTCGGCGTACTAGCTGAAAAGTATAAGAACGTCGATGGCGTTCTAGTTATTAGCGCAAGCGCGCTCAAAGAAGTCTCACTTGTTACAGATCCGGCCATAGCGTCAGCGAAGGTTGCAGTAGCAGCTAGTGAGCAAGAAGATTCTGAATCCGATGTGGAAACAGAAGAACAAACTACCGAAGGAGATACGCAAGTGGAAACACCTACAGCCGTTCCAGAAGTCGCAGCCGAACCGGTTGAGGCTTCCAAAGTCGTACAAGCCGAGGCATCTCGCCCTCTGTATTTCGCAACACCACGTTCACCAATTATTTCTGGTGGATCATATTTAGAACACTCAATCAAGGCAACGCTAGGCAACGAAGATTCTCGCCAGTACATCAAGGCAGCAGATGATTCATTTTCAACGAATCCAGCCTTTAGCCCAGTTTCTTACGTTCGCGACGTTGCACAAAACACAAACGCAGATCGTCCAGTAATTGAAGCATGCGGTGGAACACGTCCACTGAGCAGCTATGGAATGACAGTGTCGATTCCTAAAATCACTGCTAACTCAACTGCTGCAACAGTGGCAGAAGGCGGAGATCCAACAGGAACAACCGCGATTACTTCCAGCTATGTTGACGCAACCGTAATCAAGAAAATGGGTTTCCAGCGCTATTCTGTAGAGCTTCTCGACAGATCTGATCCATCATTTTATGAAATCATGCTTTCTAATTTACGCGATGCTTACGCGCAGGCAACTGATGCTTATGTAATTGCACAAATTATCGCCGGCGGAACAGTAGCAACTGCAACAGATGCAGATTCAGCAGGAATCATCTCATTCGTTTCAACAGAAGCACCTGCTGCATATACTGCAACAAAGCGCACTGCAAAGTCATTCGTCGGAGGTACCTCCATTTGGAGTTTATTGCTCGGCGCAAAGGACACAACTGGTCGTCCAATTTACAACGCTGGAAATCCGATGAATAATGCAGGATCTGCAACTCCTACAAGTGTTCGCGGAAACGTTCTTGGCTTGGATTTCTATGTTGATCCAAACATGCTTTCCACTTCAATCGATAACTCAGCATTCATTATCGAGCCACGTTCAATCGAAATCTTTGAATCTCCTGCTTTGACTTTGGCCACAAACGTGCCAACGACAGGCGAGATTGAGATTGCACTTTATGGTTACATCGCAGCGCAAGCCGTCTTTGCAGGTGGCCTACGCAAGTTCAACCTAACCTAATCAATCATGGGCTAGGTGCGCTCCCGTATCTAGCCCAGCAGCTCACGAAAGGACACAGAGATGCCAGCAATCATTACAGTCGCAAGTCTGCGGCAGGTTCTTGGCGTCTCTGTGTCTCTTTATTCTGATGCCTACCTTGAAGGCATCATTGATTCAGCCGAGCAGGTAATTCTGCCGCTATTGACTGCCAACCAAAACTCAGTCGCCGCCGTTTATCTGCAAAACAATGTCGCCTATTACATAACACAAAAGCCCAACACATTTGTGGCCGGTCAGAGTGTCGTGATTACAGGTTGCGTTCCAGCTACATTCAACGGAACACTAACAGTTACTTCAAATTATTATGATCCATTTCCTTACTTACCTTTCGCATATCCGGCTCCATATTTCTACTTTACGGCAGCTATAACAAATAGTGATATTACATTCCGTCCAGTCATTCCTGGCGGCGTAGTTTATCTATCTGGGGCAGACGCGGCCACGCTTTACGCGAATACAGACGCAGTCGAACAGGCGGTCACCATCGTCAGCGTTGAGATATTCCAGAGCGTGGTCGCTCCAGGTGGTCAGATTGAAGGCGTGGATTTTACGCCGTCGCCGTATCGAATGGGTCGATCACTGCAAAATCGCGTCATAGG